AATTCTTCCTTAATTACAGTTCTTACTTCTTCCCGAATTATTGTTCTAAAAGCTTCTATTTTCATGATTATAAATATTTATTTACTTAATTTTTATTATTTAATTCTTCCTCTTAATCTTTGATTTCTTCGTGAAACCTGTACTTTTAACATTCTACCTTTTTTACCTTTTACGTTAAATTTAATTTTATATTCATCAGTTAAATCTTCTTCTGTAAGGCCTGATTGTACTTCTTTTTCTGTATATTTTTTAGAAAGTAAATATTTAACCCAATTTTCTAATTCTACAGGTTCTATTTCATCATAATATTCTTCAAATGTTTTAAATGCCGCCCTTTGTTTTGGATGCATACCTAAAGTTAATTGTTCATAATCAATTTTAGTTTGTTTTTCTAAACCTTCTAACCATATTACCGTTTTCTTTTGAATTTCTTTAATATGTTCAGGATTAGGATCAATTGAACTAATAATATTATTTTTTAATTTTTCTGCTAATTCTTCTCCATTTAAGTTAAAAACACCAGGTTCAGACATTATATCAGAAAGTTCAGTCATACTAGCTCCTTGAAGCAAATTCATAGTATCCGTTATTTTTTGTAATGATGGGTTTTCTGATATGAATTCAGCTAAAGGTTGTTTTATTAATGAAGATGGATTAATCTCTTTATTTGGTGAAGATTGGTTAGCAATTAAATTAGCCGGTTCTCCTCCTGCTTCTTCAAAAGGTTCATTTCCCGTTCTCATTTCCATTGGAGTAGGGTTAATAGGACTATTTCCCTGTATATTATTAGCAGCCATATTATTAGCTTCAGATTTAATATTGCTAATTGCTAATGGATTTGCGCCAATAGTTTCAGCTAATTTAATGGCATCATCATTTGGAAAGTTTTGATTATCTATAGTTCCTACACCTATTATACCTTGATCAATATTTCTTCTAATTCTAAATTTGGTTTCATCTACTATAAGATTTAAATCATCACTAAAAGTTAAATCAGAGGCAACAGATAATTTACCATCAATATCAAAAGCAACACCTCTTCTTCTAGGTAAAATAGGTTCTCCTATTGGGGTATCTTGTATTGGTTTTTCTTCTTGAATTCTAATAGTATACCCTAAAAAAGTTTCTTGAAAGTTTCCAAATTTATCTGTAGGTTTTTCATTTCTAATTTGTTCAACTACTTTTCCATATTCTTCTATACTTGTTGCATATAAACTTTCAATTAAATTAGCATATTTAGCATCTTTAAATTTATTAAAAGTATAAAAAGTAAAATTGTCTCTTAATTTTTGTCTAAGTTCTTGGCCCCTAGTATTATTAAAATCTACACCTGTAGCTAAAGATAAACTTGATCCAAAAATTATTTGACCATTAGAGTCAAATGACCATATTGTACCTGGAAGTATTATTATTGTTCCATCTTTAGTTGTAATTAAAGTTTCTCCAAATTGAGATTGGGAGGAGGCTGCTTGGCCATTACCAAAAGGATCAAATGGGGAATAGGTTTCAAAGTTGTCTGATAGTTTTTGTCTTACAGTATTTGGTGGGAAAGGTATTCCTGTTGCTGCTGAAATTGTTCCTTGAATAGCATTGTTAAGATCTAATTCTTTTCTTCCATCTAAAGAGGCACATGTTTCAAAAGTTTGTTGTAAATTACCTAATTCACCCGCTAATATTGCTAATGCTTGTCTAAGAAATAATAAAGCAGCAATCATTCTATCTAAAGCTGTTCCAATTTCTTCTAATATAGGTATAGCTGTATCTACTGCTGTTCCAACTTTAGTAATAACATCTTGAAATTTATTAGATATACCTGCGGTTATAGGGAAATTTGGAACTGCTAATGCTACTTTATCAATAACTTTAATAATTACTTTTAATACTTTAGCTACAACTAATAATACTTTTACTACAGTATTTAAAAACTGAAGTATTCCTAATATAAAATCTGTAAGTCTAATTACAAAATTAACAAAATTTTTAATAGCTTTTACTATAGCAGCTAGAGCTTCATATGGAACTACACCTCTTAGGGTTTTATTTATATCTTTTATTTGTTTTTCAAATATATTTTCTAATGATAAATCAAAATTAATTATGGGTTCTAATTTAGTATAAAAATCGCTTAATAGTCTAGAACGTCTTATAACTTCTTGGGATGTAAGACCCCCTGAAAGTGTTTGAGCTGCTAAACCAGTTTCGTCAGCTAGAGAATTAGCAGGACCTATTACTTGGTTATCTATAAATAAAGCCACTTCAAGCATGGATTCCTGTAATTTTCCTAATCCAAGAAAATTATTTGGAAGTCTGTTTAAAGTTGCTATTATGTCTTGAATTCCTAATTCTCTTAAAGCTTCAGTTATACTTTGAAGATCTTCTGCTAATTCTCTAACATCTGTGGTTTGTTTTGATTCATATTCAATTGTCCAATTTGTAAAAGTTTGTAAAACACCTTCACCATCATTATCTAAAACTGTATTTCCATTTTTTGTTTTTTGTGTTGGTGGATCAAAAGGTTCAAATTTTTGAATTTCAACTACATATGAAAAAGTTTTTAGTGGTGGAAGTTTATAATCAAAACTTTGTGGATTTGGGTTTGTATAATCCCCCGTTTCTATAATTTGTTTTACGGCATTAAATTCATCTTCTGTACCAGTAAATGTTGCATTTTGTAATTCATCCGCTCCTTCAAAAGTTATATTAGTTGATAATCCTTTCTTTTTTAATTTTCTTCTAACTATCTTAGGTAATTTACCTAAATTTAACCCAGTAAAATTTTCTTGTTCTATAGTTGGTTGTGGAGTTTCTACTTTATTTACTAAATAAATAGGAGTATTTAATATGTTTTGTTGTTCTTCAGTAAAACTAAGACTTGAATCAAAAGTATTTGTTGTTGAAGTAATTCCTATAGAATCTCTTGGATCATTATTTTGTAAAGCTAAGGGAAGTTCTGGTGGGGGAACAGAATTATTTGATTTTACTATACCCATCATATTAGTAAAAATGGTTTCATTATTTGTCTGTTGAATATAAACAATAGTTCCTGGAGAAAGAATTTCTGAGGATGAAATGGAAAGTATCATTTCACCTTCCCTTATAGGATATGGAATTGATTCTGCTGTTGCAGTTTTATTCCCTCCTATTATTCTAAAATTAGAAAAAATATCTTGAATTTGTTTTAATTTAGTTTGAATAGATCTTATCCCTTCAGAAACAGGACTACCAGGAGGAAAAGCGGCATTAATACCTAAAGTAAATGGATTACATAAATTAAAAGAATTTAATCTTTGTACTTGGTGAATTATTGGAATTATTCCAGGGTTTTTTAATGGGTTTGGAAGAGATTTTAATTGTTCTTTTCTAGCATTTCCTATAGCTAAATTATTTTCTTCATATTTTTGTTGAGAAATAGGTGGTTTTTTTACAGGTCCAAACATACCAAATGTAGTAGCACTTCCTGAAACTTCAAGTTCATTTTGTTTTTTTTCTTCTTCTAATCTTGTAAGTTCATCTGCTATTTTATCTTTAGAAAACCCATATACAAGACTTTTAATTTTATCCTCAAGAGTTACAGAAAAATCAGCCATTGTGTTTTTAGCAGCTATAACCATAGCTAATACCTTATTCTGCTTACCTTTACCGGTAGGAGTTGATTTAGATGAGGATGAAGGTGGTATTGAAGGTCCAAACATTATTCAGTAAAATTAGTTTCAGATAATGTATCTTTTAATGCTTTTTGAGCTCTAACTACAGCCTGAGCTAATGCTCTTCCTGCCATTCGTGTACCTAATACAGGAGACTCTTCAATTGCTGCTAATTCAAGTTGAGGAGCTACTTCATCTTGTAGATAACCAAAGAAATTAGTTAATAATAATACTAAAGCATCACCATGAACTAAAGGATGATCTGCATTTAATCCTAATTTAATTTTAGGAGAATTAATTATAGTCATACCTTCACTATCTATATTAACTGTACCACCCGAAGAAATAGATATTGCTTTTTTTGCAATTAAAAAAGTCATATCCTCTTTAGAATTAAGAGTAACTCTATCAGAATCAATTATAATTTGTTTTCCTGTATAAGGAAAAACTGGTTTATATGGTATATCTTTAGCCATAATTATATATCTTCATTATTTCTAGAAAGTCTACGGTTTTGTTCTTGTCTTGTAATTTCACCATCCCTATTCTTAAGTTCTTGTTCCTCTATTTGTTTATTTTCTTTTATTTGTTCTTTTACATTTGTTTCACTATTGAATATTCCTGATCTTGGAGTGCCTGTTGAACTATCTTTTACTTCATTTACAATATCATCTTCTATATCTGGTTCCTGATTAACAGTGTCAAAAGTAATATCTACATTATCTAAAGCTACATTTGATCTATTAGGATCAGATACTGATACTTCTTGTATTAAAGCCGTAGTACTAATTTGGGGAGTAGCATCAACACCAAATGAATCAAAATTATTAGAACCTAATAAAATAGGAATTGTTTGACCGTCTGTTAGATAAATTGATGAAGCATCATTTTGAATATCTTCATATATTGGAAACCAATTATTAAAAGCACTTTGATCAGATGTAGATTGACCATTTCTTAAAATAGTAATGGGTGATCCATTTATACCTCCTGTACTCCAAGGACTTTCTGTATCTTTGCTTTCTGAAGTATGAATTGCTGTAGAACTAAATCTAAGTGAATTTCCCCATCTTCCTTCTAAAATTATATCTCCTTCTACAGGATATAAATTTCTAATATAAGCTTCTTCTTTAAATGTTTTTCCTGGAGAGGGTTCTTCTACTTGTGTTTCAGGATTATTAGAAATACCTTCAGAAACATTTTCATTATTTACAGTATCAGTATTCTGAGAGTATTCCGAAGGAGGAGGAAGCATGTTTAAATGGTTCTTATTCCATACTGATATTGCGTTTAAATAATAAAATTGAGAAGCATCAGGATTACCTGATGTAAGTGATTTATAGGAAGGACCTTGTATAATAAAAACTGTTTCTCCTAATGTTGGAATTTTTTTAAAATTAATATCCATAGGATATGCCACACTAGCTTGAGTTGTTATCTGTTCGTTTGTATTTCTATTAGTACTAAGAGATTGAAAACGAATAGCTCCAATAGAACCCCAACCATTAGTAATTTGAAATATAGATAAAGGATTAGAAGATGGTTCTAAATTAACATCAACAACACGAGCAGGAAATATAGGATTCGCATCACCTGCAGTTGGGATTACTGTTGGTGTTGCTATAGCAGAATTTCCTAATGTAGGATAATTTTTAGCCATTAGCTACTTTTTCAATTAAAACTTGCTCTGATTTTACTTCAATATCTTCAACTTTAGTATCTAATTCTTGTAGAGTTGAAAATAACATTTCTTTATCAGCATCAGTTAAAAGTTCATCACTATCAGCGGCTTTACTATTTAGTGCACGCTGTACAACACTAGCCATTTTTATTAAATGATCATCGTTTTTAATCGCTAATTCCATGTATTCCTTTATTAAGGGTACAATCATAGTAGCTTCACCTGGTGATGTAATTAAGGGTTTTAAGCCTTCAATTAGTGAACGTAGTTGGGCTTCTTTATCTTTTTGATTAACGTGAATTTCTTTTAAAAGATCAGAGAATTTTTTATTGCCGAACAGCTTAATTTGTGAAAAATCCATAAGTTATACTTTGGATATAAATATAGATTAAAAAAAGATTTACAGTGCCATACTTACATAACCATGTTCAACATATTGAGACAATAACTTTTTATAAGTTTTTTTCATCTTTTTAATTACCTTAGTAATTTGTGGAGTACTTTGATCAGTTATTTCTCTAATATATATGTATATTCCTTTTTTATTAAAAATATCTAAATTTTCTCTTTTTCTAAANAATTCTATAATAGCATCCGCTGTTTTAGCATCTTCTATTTTTGGAAATANTGTAAACAAATGTATGTCCATATATTGAATTAAATAATCTACAAATTCCGAAGGACCTTCTTTTGACATTGGGGCATCATGCCCATTCATTAATCCTATATTTATAGTTTGATCTTCATCAATATCTTCTATTGGAGCCTTTTGTTTAAGTTTTTTATAATTGTTATTATTATAAAGAATTAAATAACGTTTTGCTATAGTACCAAAATAGGAAAAGGCTTTACCTTTTTCTTGTTTATACAAATGAAGCTTTTCTAAAAGAAAAGCAGTAACTTCATGTTGCAACTCAGCTATAGTGTCTACTTCGGTATAGTAAAACTTAAAAGTATGAATTATATTTTCTGTTAATTTATGAAAACCATACCATATACGTTCGTTATATATTTGGTTACGTTTATCTTGATCTTTAGTGTTTAAATACTCTATAATAGCCTCTTCAGTATCTGATGTAAAATATTGATTTTTAGTTTTTGGTCTACGAAGTCTTAAAGTCCCCTTTTTAGTATATTGGGGGCCTTCATCTTTTTTTGGTACAGTTAGAATCTTAGCCTTAAGAGATTCATCAATAGGAGGAATCATTTGCTTTTGTTGATGTTATAGTCGTTAATATATTCTTGGATTTCTTTAATCCCTTGAAAAAACCAACCTATCTCATCATCTGATTGAAAAATTTGTTTTGAATCTATTTCTTTTATTTTCTTGTTAGATTCGGACATTATAGTAGATATTTGCTGTATGTAGTTGTCTTGAGCAATATTCATATCTTCTAATTTTTCATTTTTACGTAACATATTCCATATTACATAAAAAAAACCAAGTAGTAAAAATATACCAACATTAATTAAAATAATAAGTGTAGTAATTGAAATGGTCATTTTATAAGTTTTTAACTAAATCCATTAAATTGTTATCTGTAGAACCTATTTTACCTAAGTTAGCATTAACTCGGTCTTGTTTTGTTGTTTTCTCTATTTTTTTTGCTGGACCCGAAAAGGTATCTAGCCATTCACGTTCAAATTCAATTCTAGATGCCATAAGGTCAGCCTGGTGAATTATAAAAGGTAAAGAAGTACGAGGTTTAGTTTCGGGCATAAAAGACTTTAAATAAGCCTTATTAGCATCATCATATAAACCATCGTGGGTTTTAATTGTGATCCACTCATTAGTTGTAAGTTGGATCCCTGCTTGTTGTAATAAAAATAAAGAACGATCTGGGACAGTCATGTATTCAATTTTAGTATTAAAAGAATACATTTCTCCTAAATTTTTCTTTCTCCATTCGTCTGTAGATGGATGAACTGATGTTTCATCAATACTACCAATTTTTCCTAAATCATGGTTTAAAGCGGAGACAAATAATTCTTCCTCTGTATAGGTATCTTTTGTTCCCATTTCCTGCCACAGTGAGTGAAGCTTGAATGCAGCAGTAATCACACGTACAACGTGATCAACATAACCCCCGGGAAAACAATTGTGATACGCTTTCTTATGAGATGCTGGAAGAAGAGCTATTCTATCATCTAACTTAGTATAGAAGTCTGTGAATTGACCTTTTCGATCACCCGTAATGTATTTGTCTATACCTCCTAATAAATTATTGAATTTAGTGTTTATCTGCTCCGCTGTTAAAACCATATTTAAGATTGGTGTTCGTTATTTATTAATGTTTGAATACTTTCTAAATCTTCTTTAGCATTATCAATTGTTTCATTAACTTGAATATGCTCACCTCTCTGAGAGAAATGTTTAATAAGATTCATAGTATTAATTTGTTTTTCTATTTTTTGTAAAATTAGATCTTTATATCTCATGATTTATAATAAATTTCGCAAAGCTTCGCTGCTTCGTCTATTGTATCGAATATACGATGGTTAGGTGAGGTAGACACGTTTCCTTTAGTAGATGGTGAAAGAAAGACAGGACTATTAAAAATATTGTCTGAGGGGAATTCAACAATTGGATAAGAAGATGTTTCTAACTTCTTTTCAATTCTATCTGCAATTGCGGGATTTGCCTGGGCGTCAATGTTTTCATGAGGAATTCTCATAAAATTCAATGTTCCTTTTAAATCTTGACAATTATGGCAGTGTGGTAGTGTATAAATAATAATTTTTTTACCCATTCCCTTTTCTAGTTTTTATCATTTATTTAGTTTTTTTAAACCCCGTTTGATAAATATCTAATTTAATTTTCTTTTGTGCATGTTGGGGATCGTAAGGTAATAAAAAAATTTGGCTAATCCAACCCTTTTTGGAATTGTTTTAAAATTTTCTCGGCTTTTTTAATTCCCTCTTTATAATTATTTTCCTCATACATAGGAATTATTTCTTCCTTAAGAGTTTGAATAATTTCTTTAAGATCATTTTTAGGTAAATGTGTATATACAAAATTACCATCTGCTCCTTTTAAAAAAAGTGGATCATAAGCAGTCAAAGCTATATCTAACAAACCTTTTTGAGTTTGAAGACCTTTATGTAACAGAGGTGAAAATTGGTCAATCATATCCTCTAATTCTTTTTCAATATTCATAACTATTTTTATATTTTTTAAACTTTTAAATTCTTTGGTGTAAAATTAGCAGAATCATAATAAGGCATACATTCATACCCATAATGTTCTTGCTTACTGTACAGCTCAAAACTATCTATTATTGTTGACTCAGCACTCACAGACTCTTTTTTTTTTAAATGTTATTGACAATTGTTATATCCATTTATACATATATATTATCTTGGTTTTAGTGCAACTAAAATGCTATCTCTAACGTGATAACGGCCATCAAACGAGATGTCAACATAGACCTTGACAGTATCGCGGTCTATTATCGACTGCTTGGGAATTGGTCCCACCATTTGTTTAGTCCAGAGAGGAAGCGTAGTTGGTTTATACTCATGTTGATACCCAACCCGTGTTGAAGGTGGGATAAGACGTACAGAAGTAGGATAAACAAAATAGACAGGATAATCATGGAGAACCCCGTTAGAATAATGCCAATGCTTGTCGGTACTAAAATAAGCCCGTATATTAGCTTCGCCATTATATTTCTGATTTTCGGCCATGTCAGTTGATTCTGCATAGATTTGTGTATAAGTGAATGATTCTAGTGTATCCAATGAAACAGTTTGATTGTAGCCAAGCTGGATACCATCTAATGTTAAAAAGGCGGCCCCACGTTCGGCACGTTGAAGTTCGGGGTATATATC